TAACGCCTCTGTTACTTTTGCAAGCACTGATGTTTCAAGTTATGTAAGTTCAATAACTTTAAGTACTTCACTAGATGTAGTAGATACAACATCTTTTGGAAACACCTCACGCACTAGAGTTGCGGGATTAGCCGATAATCAGGTAACAATTGAATTTTTCCAGGATTTCGGTTCTGGACTTCTTGAATCAATTGTTTATCCTACAATTGGAACTTCTGCTGCAATGGTAATTAAGCCAGTAGCAGGAACTACAACTGCAACAAATCCATCATATTCATTCAACGCTTTAGTTTCAGAATGGCAGCCACTTTCTGGAGCCGTCGGTGAATTAAGTACAGCAAGTGTTACCTGGCCAATATCAGGTGCAATAACAAAAGCAACATCATAACTAACTAGGGGGAAATAAAATGGATGGACTATCACTAAAGATAAAAACTAACGATGGTGTAGATAGCGTTTTTTCACTACGCCCACGCACCATCGTTGCTTTTGAGCAGAAGTTCGGCAAAGGATTGGCAAAATTGTTTGCAGAGGATCAAAAAATGGAGCATATCTACTTTTTGGCCTGGCAATCTTTGAAAGATAATGGTCGAGTTGTAAAACCTTTTGGCCCAGAGTTTTTAGATACACTCGAATCAGTGGAGATGATTTCTGACCCAAATTCAGAATCCACCGAGATAGCCTAACCTTTGCAATTGCAATGGCCTCGGTGGAGTTGGGCATCTCTCCTATTGATTTGATAGATGCCCCTGATGGCGTCTTAGAAGCAATGTTCGCCTATCTAAAGGAAAGAGCAAAGGCAAATAAATATGGCTGATGAAGTAATTGTTTTAACTGGCATTAAAGAAACAATCGATGCGTTAAAACAATTTGATAAAGCAGCAGCCAGAAAATTTAATAAAGTAATTAATGATGAATTAAATAGGGCTGAGCGATCAGCAGATAATTTAGTTGTTCAATTTACTAATCCTGTTTATGGAACTCCGATGCGCGGCTGGCGTAAAACTTCAGCCGCTAGGCCAAGAACTCGCGGTGGCGCAGGCTGGCCAGCGTGGGATGTTTCCACGATTCAGGCAGGCATCACCAAAAGCAGAGCGCAAGGTAAAGTTCGCGGCGATTATACAACTAGCGCTGGTGCGTTAATTAATAAGAGCGCTGCTGGTGCAATATTTGAAGTTGCAGGGCGTACTCCTGGCAGTGCTAGAAAAAATCAATTTATTAGATATTTAAGCAATTCATTTGGCAAAGCCTCTCGCCTTATTTGGGCAGTTGTTGATAAAGATAAAGATGAAATCCAAAGGCGAGTTGCAGCAGCCCTAGAGGATGCTAAAAAAACATTACAAACTAATTTGAATGGTAGGAGTTGAGATGGCCATTGGCGCAGTAATTGCACGAATTGTTACTCAATATTCTGCTAAAGGTTCAAAGGCTGCTCAAAAAGATATAGCCAAACTTGGTAAAGATTTTGATAAATTTGCTAAAAGATCAGCGATGGCATTCGCCGCAGCAGGTGCTGCCGTCGGTGCGTTCACTGTTAAAGTAGGAACTGATGCAGTTCGTGCTGCTATGGAGGATCAAAAAAGCCAGGTATTACTTGCTAACTCTTTGCGCAATACAGTTGGCGCTACTGATGCCGCTATTGCTGGTACTGAGGATTACATAACAGTATTACAAAAACAAGTTTCTGTTAGCGATGATGAACTCCGCCCTGCCCTAAGCCGTTTAGTTGCTGCCACTGGATCAATTGAAACTGGTCAAAAATTACTTGCAACTGCTCTTAATGTAAGCGCTCAATCAGGTGCGGATTTAGCAAGCAGTTCTGATGCAATTATTAAAGCAACTCGCGGACAATATAAAGGTTTAGCACTTTTAGTACCTCAATTAAGTAATTCTACAATTAAATCTAAAGATTTTGCAAAAGCATTAGGTGAAGTAGATAAAGCAACTGCTGGTGCAGCCTCTAAACGCGCTGCAACTTTAGAGTATAGATTAAAAGGTTTAAATATTGCTTATGGCGAAATTCTTGAAACTCTTGGTTATGCCCTTTTGCCTGTTATTGAAAAATTTGCCGATGTAATCACTGCTAAAGTTTTGCCTCAATTAGAGGCTTGGATTGCGGCTAATAAAGATAAATTAGCAACCAGTTTAGATACAATCTTAACTAAACTTCCTGTATTAATAATTCAGGTTTTTGATTTATTTGATTATATCCAACGCAATCTTAAAACTATTGAAGTTCTAGGTGCCTTATTAGTTAGCACATTTGCAGCAGCAAAAGTTTATGCTGGCGTCATCGCCTTAAGTGGTGCTATTAATATTCTAACCGCAGCATTTGGCAGGCAGGCGGTAGCAGCAACCGCGGCAGGTACCGCTACCGCTTTTGCAACAGGTGGAGCATCAGCCTTAGCCGCAGCAGCAGCCTTAGTAGTTTTTACAACTGCTTCTTTAGTTGCCTATAAGCAATTAACTAAAAACAATAAAGTTCTTGATCAAACAAAAGAAGTAACTGCTGATATTGCAAAAGATTACAATAAAGTTGTAGTTACTACTGGTAAAGTCTTGGGCAACACTACAAAATTAACTGCTGAACAAAAGAAGCAATTTGCTAGTCAAGAAGCCTTAAATAAATTAAAGGCAATGGGCGTAGTACCTACATCTGAAACTGATCCAATTCAACTTGAGGCAGTTAGATTAAACCTTCTTAAAGAACAAAATCTTGCGCAAAAAGCAATGTATGATCAATTGCTTGCTAACTATGAAGCAACCAATCGCATCAATATTGCTGCTCAGCGTTATGCTGATATTTTAATGGTTATTGCTGATAATAAAATTTCTGAAACTGAAATTGTTTTATTAGCGCAAAAGTGGGGCATAACTAATTATGAGGTTGCAAAATATCTAGCCTCTGTTACTGGCAATGTTGAACTTGGCAAAGGCTGGGATGCAGCAGGTTATGCAGCAGGTGAGAGTTGGAAAATGGCTTTAGGTGATTTAAATAAATACCTTGAAGCAGTTGGTAAGGGTTCCTTTGTTGCACCTAAAAATGTACCTACTACAACTCCTACTAATTCATTTAGTGCAAGTATTGAGGGCCTTAAAGCGGCAACAACAACCATTCTAAAACTTCAGGAAAAGGTTGCTAATACAAATAAGATTCCTGATACATCTAACATAACTCCATTTATATCACCATCAACATCAATGCCAGATTATCAGGCTTATCGCGCTGGCGAGAGAGCCTCAGTAAGTGTAACTGTTAATAATGCTGGTAGCGTTACCTCATCAAATGATTTAACTGAAACAGTTAGAAATGGTATTTTGGCTGGTCAAACTTCAGGCCGATCAATTAACGCTAGAGTTTTGGATTTGTAATGTCAGGTACTCCACATCTTGGCGTTAGCATTGACTTTGCGAACGGGCCTGCCTTTGGAAACCCCCTTCTGCTTGATGACCCAACTACTCCGCTTGGCACTGGTATTTTAGCCGATGCTCCTGGCGATGTAGTTGATGTTTCAGATATTGCAATTCAAGTTAGCGTTCGTAGGGGCAGAAATCGTATTCTTAATAAATTCGAGGCTGGCACTGCGGTAGTAGTTTTAGCCGATGATAACGGCGACTTTTCACCCGCTAACACATCCTCTCCTTACTATGGCAAATTATTACCATTGCGCAAGATTCGTATTTGGGCAGATTATGATGATGGCGGTGGAACTGATCGCTACTATCTTTACTCTGGTTATATTACAGCCTACAACAGCACCTATGGTTTAGGGGTAGATGAAACTTCCAAGATTACTTTGCAATGTGTTGATGGTTTTAGATTATTAACCAATATTGGAATAAGTACTGTATCTACCGCCTCAATTCCTCAATTATCAGGAACTAGGGTTAATACTTTATTAGATATTGTAGATTGGCCTACTTCTCAGCGCAATATAGATGATGGAAATAGTATCCTTCAGGCTGATCCTGGAACGGCTAATAGAGATTTATTAGGCGCCCTTCAATTAGTTGAATCCTCAGAGTTTGGCGGATTTTTTATTGATGCCGAAGGCAACGCAACATTTTTATCAAGGGATACAATTAGCCAAAAGGCGGATGAAACTCCAACAGTATTTGCCGATGATGGAACAGGTATTAGTTATCAACAAATTGAGTTTGCCAATGATGATACTTTGTTAGTAAATGATGTAACAGTAACTCGCCTAAATGGAACTAGCCAAAATGTTTTTGATCAAACCTCGATAGATACCTACTTTTTACACTCTGGCAAGCGTGATGGAATCCTAGTTCAAACCGATACTGAGGCTTTAGATCAGGCTCAAACTCTATTGGTAGCCAGAAAAAATACAACTGATCGCATAGATTCAATGACTTTAAACCTTTTAGATTCCTCAGCCCCTACCAAAATTGTGGCTGGATTAAACCTTGAAATATTTGATTTGGTAAATGTAACTAAAACAGTTCCAGGCGGCTCTACAATTACCAAAGAACTATTTGTGCAAGGTATGCAACACGATATAACTCAAACAATGTTCGATACAAAAATACTAACCGCAGAACCCCTTATCCAAGCGTTTATCCTTGATAGTACAACCTCTCAAGGTCGTTTAGATTCTGGTATTCTGAGTTATTAACTAGGGAGCAAAATGGCAAAACAAACCTTCACCACTGGGCAGGTTCTTACCGCAGCCCAAATGACTAGCCTGCAACAAACGGCTATGGGCGGTGGATCAGCAACTGCGAAAACTACTAGTTATGTTTTAGTAGCAGCCGATGCAGGAACTACTGTTGCAATGAATGCAGCAGGTTCAACAACAATAACTGTAAATACCAGTTTGTTTGCAGCAGGTGATCGAGTATTTATCCAAAATCTTGGCGCTGGAGTGTGTACGATAACTGCTGGAAGTGCAACGGTTGCTACATCAGGCTCATTAGTTTTAGCACAAAATCAAGGCGGAGAACTTAACTTTACTAGCGCAAGCGCCGCTATATTTTTCCAATACGCAACACCAGCCTCTGGTGATATTGAAGGCGTAACCGCTGGTACAGGTTTATCAGGCGGCGGAACATCTGGAACTGTTACTTTATCTATTAATACCGCCGTAACGGCAGATTTAACTACTGCTCAAACATTGACTAATAAAACTTTAACCACACCAGTAATAACTAACCCTAAGATTACCCTTACTTATTCTGCTAAAACTGCTGCTTATACTGCCGTTAGTGGTGATGAGGGTGGCGTATTCTCAATGAACAACGCTTCAACTATTCAGTTTAATATCCCAACAGATGCTACCTTTAACTTTGCCATCGGCACACAGTTCAATGTGTTCTGGCTAACTGGCGCAGGACAACCAACAATAGGCGCAGTAACACCAGCAACAACAACAGTTATTTCAACAGGTGCAGTAAGTGCTACACCTAAACTTCGTGTGGCTAACTCAATGGCAACTTGCCTAAAGATTGCTGCCAACAGTTGGATCGTGATTGGCGATATTGCCTAATGCCAATACTTGGAGTTATTGCCTCAGCCATTACAGGTAATCTTTCTACTAACTCTTACCAATCTATTGCAACGGTAACAGTAGGTTCTCCGCAAGCAACTGTTTCTTTTACTTCAATACCTGCAACTTATACACATTTACAACTAAGACTAGCAATTCAAGCAGCCGACTCAGGTGGAGCATTTAATCTTAAAGCAAGATTCAATTCTGATACTGGCAACAACTATGCTCTACATAGATTGATTGGAGATGGTGGTAGTGCTAGTGCCGCAGGTGCTGCTACTACAGGTTATGCCCGACTTGGAGTTCTTAATTCCTCAGATTTTACAAATGTATTTTCTGCAAATGTTATTGATATTTTAGATTATACCAATACTAATAAATATACAACCACTAGGTCTTTGGGTGGTTATGATAAAAATGGTGCTACTGGATATGTTATGTATCACTCAAGTTTGTGGATGAATACCGCCGCAATAACTTCAATAGAACTTACAACCGATACTGGCAATTTTTCACAATATAGTTCTTTTGCCCTATACGGAATCAAAGGAGCATAGACAATGGCCGCAGGTTCAACATATGTACCGTTAGCAACTAATACACTAGGTAGTGCTGCTACCTCAATAGATTTTACTAGTATAATTTCCAGTTATACAGATTTAATTTTAATTGTAAGTGGAACTGTAGTCACTAATGGAGCAGGTATTTTTATTCAATTAAATTCAGATACTGCCTCAAATTATTCTTTTACTTATTTGTCAGGCAATGGTACAACCGCTGCTTCAGGCAGAAGAGCATCACAGGCTTATATTGGTTTTAACTGGAATACTGGTTGGTCTGATACTGCTCAATGTAATGGAATTATGCATTTGCAAAATTATGCAAACACAACTACATATAAAACAACCATTGCGAGGTCTAACAATGCAAATGGTTCAAGTTTACCTGGTACTGAAACAACTGCTGGTTTGTGGCGTAGCACTAGCGCAATTAACGCCATTAAAGTTTACACTGCTGGCGGCGGTAATTTAGCAAGCGGTTTTACTGCAACCCTATACGGAATTGTGGCGGCATAATGGCAAATACATATACTTTAATTGCAAGTTCAACTGCTGGTAGTGGTGGTGTGGCTAATATAGATTTTACCTCTATACCTGCTACATACACAGATTTAAATATTTTGTTAAGCGCAAGAACTAATGACGCATCAATATATGGTGCTATCAAATTACAATTTAATAATTCTACTACAACATATTCAGGCAAAGAAATTTATGGTAGTGGTACTGCTGCTGCCTCTTATACAAGAGGTGTTACTGATAACGGATTATACATTGGTGATGTAAATGGTAATACAACTACTGCAAATTCATTTAGCAATTTTTCTATTTATATTCCCAATTATACTAGTTCTAACTATAAAAGCGTGAGTGTTGATGGGGTTGAAGAAAATAATGCAACTGAAACATATTCAAGACTTTTGGCTGGGTTATGGTCAAGTGCGAGTGCTATAACTTCAGTTAAGTTTTCTTTTACTGGAGCAACTATTCTTGAATACTCAACCGCTTACCTGTACGGAATCAAAAACTCATAAAGGAGAAAACAAAATGACAGAAACCCTAACCGCCCTTGAGGTATGTTGCTGTGGCAATTGTGCTACCGCAGGACACCCAAAGGAAGTAATCCGCCCATTAACTGCGGCAGAGATTACTCAACGCAATGCCGATGCAGCAGCAGCAGCAACTCGCAAGGCAGAAGAAGAAGC